GACACCATCAGGATTAGGCCATACATCTACCTGAGTGTCATCACCATCAATACCACTGTAGTTATAGTACGTAGGAGCTGCACCTTGTATAGTTCCTAAGAAGTACTGTCTATTCATCCAGTTAGTTGGTACTGCTCTTAGAGGTATGTCTTGAGTATCATTTAAGACATCTACAGTACGAAACCTTTGACCTGAACCTGTCAATGTATAGTTACGAGTACCTGCCACTGTTGGAAGTACAATGGTAGTTGTTAGGACATTCCACTCGTGAGCATCCTCAATCTCTCTCTTAGCGTCATTAACAAATATACCAATCAAAGAACTATAAGGAGTATCTCCAACTGACGATACTTCAGTCTCTCTTAACCGTATCAATACGTTATTGACCAACTGTAAATAAGTCGTAGCCATTAATATTCCTTATATCTTGTATACTATAATAACACACTTTAGTGTTAATGTCAAGTGTTATATTAACACCTCAATACTTTTTAGACTTCTTTTTAGCTTTACCAGCTTCTGACATAGCTATAGCAACAGCTTGGTCACGGGATTTCACCACAGGGCCACCTTTACCGCTGTGGAGAGTACCACCTTTGTACTCACCCATAACCTTCTTCATCTTGTTCTTAGCTGTTCTCTGACCACGTGTAGGCATATTCATGATTACTTCACTCCATTAAAACGATTGTCAATAGCTAACCAAATAGCCCCGAAGAAAGCACCTATAATAATGATAGGTTTCACAGCTTTAGCGATCCATTCAAGTACTAGGAAAGCACCTGAAGCAGCGTTAAAGGCTTTGATTACGTGTTCTGTATTCTTCTCTATGTTGTCTACCTTGGACTCTACAGCCAGTAGTCGCTCATAGATTTGTTCATGAGATACTTCTTGTGTCATGGTCTATTAAGGCTGTGTAGGCCACTCAATAGTCCAAGGAAAGCCTGTCTGCGTAGTGACATCACGTAAGGCTTGACGATAGGTAGCCCATACTGCCTTGTCAACAGGAGCATCCAGCAAAGCGTCAGCTACTTGTGTCCAATCACAGTCTTTTAGTTTCTCATCCCTTGAAGTACGAACACTCTTAGCCTGTTCAGCATCTTTAGTGGCTTTGTAGGCAGTCTCATGCTCAAGGGCTGTAGTTGTTACGCCATCAACAGTAGTATCGGTAAACACAGGGCCAAGGATATATTTGGTGTACCACTTACCATCTACTTGCTCAACACCAGAGGCTTGAGAGTATTGGTAAACAGTACCACCAGTTGCTTGTGGGCCTTCAAAGACTACATCAGCACCCAAAGCCGTTAAGACTTCAGTTGTTGTTGTCTCCCATGATGGGCCACCATTGGCTTTTGTGTATGCACGAAATTCTGCTTCGTACATGACTTCACCTGTTTGTGTTCGTATTTGCATTTTAATTACCTCAAGCAATTGCTAAAAACAAGAATGAGCCACCACTTGCATTGATGGCGGCTGGCGCAGTTGAACTAATCTCAAACCCTGCGCTATAGGTGTCAATGTAGTCTGTGTTTGTTACTTCAGCATCTGTAGTGTTTAAGAGCAAGTAAGGGTCATTACCTGACACGATACCCCTAGCTGTATCCCAGACATACCAATCACCAGTTGAGTCTGTACGCTTGATAAGTACAAACCTTGCACCTGCTGTAAAACCACAATCAATTTGAAGTGTAGTTCCTGTTCCTGTGTATGAGCCTACTTTGGAAACCCCAGCGCAGGTTGCAAATAGGTAGGCCACCCAAGTTGTTGCATTTGTAATTGTTGTAAAAGTTGTTGAAGATGTTGCAGAAACATAAGCAAGACCACCTGAGAAAGCTCCCGTTCCTGCAAGATTACCACCAACAGAAAACCCAGTAGGGCTACTATAGACAATCCAACCACCAGCGGCATTTCGTTCTTTTAAGATTACTAGTTGCGGGGCTGTGCCTAAGTTATGACTAATAGTCATTGCACTTCCCGTCCCCGTATAGCAAACCTCATCAAAGAAGCTAGGGGCGCGTCTGAAATAATAATGAGCGTATGTTTTTGCTGAATTGTTAATAGTTTGTGCTGATGAATCTGTACCAACAGAAATACCAGTCATGTCAAAAGAAGTTAAAGAATTTGTATATCCAGTGTCTTCTGCATTAGTTGAATTAAGAAGAAGTAAGCCAATGCCACGAAGTCTATCGTGTGAACTTCTATTGCGAATTGTGTCTCTATTTGCAGACCAGAATAAATCTGGAGGGAATCCTGCGCTAGTAAGTGAAATAGCTGTACCTGTACCTGTATGAGTTGCTGGCGCAAACACACTCGTACCCGTAGTAGGCACTTTCATTGGGCCTCTACGAATGGCTATGTAGATGTAGGCAGTTCCGTTTGCCCCTGAAGTAAATCCAGTAGCATTGGGATAAACCAAATCATGTGTTGCTTCTGCATTTGATAGGTTAGGAAACAGGACAGGAGAAGCATCTCCCACTTGAAACATACCTCGCATATTGTCAACTATTCGCCAGTTAGCAGAAACTGCTGAAGGCTTATATAAAACAAATTGAGGTTCATAGCCTAAATTTACTGTATCACCACCTGTAAAACTACCACACGAAATCACATTGTCTGTACCAGTTAGGCCAAAGCCTCCTGCGTTGTGGGCAAATAGGTAGGCAACATAGGTTTTGCCTGAACCATTGTAATAACTTCCAATGTACAAATTAGTAGCATCTGGTGATTGATACAACCCGCTGTCATCTCCCCAATCAGCAAACGCTTGTGTCCCATCTAAAAGACCATAGTTTCGCCACCAATTAGCGTTTGGACTTGTTACTGACCTATGGTGATTCCACCAAGCGTCTGCACCACTTGTTAATTTAGTTTGAATAAAAGCTGGAGTCGAACCAAGCAAATGCGGAATTGAGCGATTTCCAGTTCCATCGCCTGTCCATGTCACAATATCAAAGAACTTTGGTTGCTTGCGGAATGTCCATGAGACAAAAGCATCACCATTTTTGTTCGGTGAAGTAGTACCAGCACCAGACCCAAATGAAAATCCGTTGGTTTCAGGCTTGGCGTAATCTGTTCCTTTATCTTCTTGTGCCGCAGTTGATGCTGTGTTTAAAACTGCTGCGTTGCTATAAGAAAAATCACGGGCAGTATCAAACAGATAATGTGGCGTTGATGCTGTTGTTCTGTTTTTACACCACAACAAACCACCTTTAGTAGCTAAATCAATACCATTGTTGATTGATTGACCAGTAGTTGCGTTACCTGTATAAAGGTACGTGCTGAAACATGACTCTATATAGTTTGGCTCGGCAACAACTCCTCCTCCGAAACCATCGTAGGATGCAGCCCCACTCGTAGCTTGTAACGGCATTGTTATTCCTTATATTTACAGTTATCAAAGTGCCAACGCTTTGCAACATTGACAGCGATAGCTTTTTGGCAATGAGGACAATCAACTTTAGGTTTTGGCAAACCCTTTCGCCATGCACTCATTTTAGCTTTTGCTTCTTCAGATTGCTTACGCCCTTTCATTGGGCTAGGGCGACCTAATAATGCTTCAGAAGTCTTACGCTTTGTTTCTTCAGATGGTCTATAAGTTGTAGTCAATCTGGCTTTGGCAATGTTTGCTCGACCTTCTTTAGACTTAGGTTTAGACATTGCTTGACGATGTTCTTCTGTGAAAATACGACCAGCAAACAACTCACGCATCATTTGCTTGTGTTCTTCAGTATGCTTATAACCTTTAGCACCATCACCACCATCTGTCATGTTGGTCAATGGTATGCCAATATCACGCATTTCAGCAATTAACAAACACTCAAAATCAATAGCCTGTGCATCTGAAACATTTTCTTCAACTTTGGTAATGATTGGCTTCATACCAAGTGACATAAGTTTACGAATCTTATTTAACTTCTTTGACTTGCGCTTGGTGTAATACTTAGCCTCATCCAAATGAAACTCGCAACGCTTTCCATGCCCCTTACCAACGTAAAAGGGCATCCCATTTCTAGGGTCAGTAAGCGTGTAAACGTAAGCGGTGTTCATTAGGCTTTGAATTGAGTTACAGAAGCAAGAATTGTAAAGGTTGCACTTCCAGTTTTCAGTAAAAGAAATCGATAGCTATCGATGCCACTAGCGTTACCCGCAGTAGGCGCACCACCTAGCCATCTAGTAGTCACTCCAGAAGTCGTGCCATCAACTTGAACAGCAGAGTTGTAGTAAGCAGTAGAGCCTTGAGTCACCAAGAAAGCCACAGTCATTGATTGACCTGTACTCATCAAAGTATTCAATGAAGTACCGCTAGAGGCTCTAAAGTTAACTGTCCAGTTAGCACTTGCGTTACTTGTGTAATACAAGACAGACTGAGTTGTAATGTCGTAGTTAATCGTTCCAGTAGCCGCAGTTGCAGATACTGTTGCTACTTCAGCCGCATCGTTTAAAACAATAGCTGTTGCTGATGATGAACCTGAGAAAGTCTTAGTAGCTGTGAATGTCTGTGCTGTGTTAAGGCTTGCAACATTGGTTAGAGTGTTGTCA